GGTGGTGGTGCTGATGGAGGAAACCCCGCGGCGTCCGCGGCTACACCAAATACCGGTGGTGGTGGTGGTGGCGCTGGTGGAAGCGATCGATCCGGTAATGGTGGATCTGGTATCGTCCTCATACGGTACAGGGTTTAGGTTATCGCTACTTATATATGGCATCGACAAACGTCCAAGCTTTTTCAGGGGATGTGGAGATTGGGGAGGATTCGAAGGTCAGACATGGGTACAATTTGCGCAAGGCAAGACCTTAGTTGGTCTTGACAGTGGTGATACTGCTTTTGATGGTATTACGCCTACGGTGTATATTGGGGAGAAGGAACACACACTAACAAATGCGGACGGTGCAGTGACTAAAATCACTGTGGTTAAAGATTTTAACATATTAATGCCTCTGGTGATCAAACGGGTGAAGCCTGAAAAAAGACCTTATCAACCACCAATTTGATAAGATCCCATACCGCTCGTATCTGAGCAGACCGAAATCTACGATTCACCCGAGCTTAAAAATAAACTCTCCATATAATATAAAATGTCTGGTGGTATTGCCCAACTCGTTGCCGTCGGTGCTCAGGATGTCCACCTCGTTGGCCAACCAGAGGTCAGCTTTTTCCGATCGACCTACAAGCGTCACACTAACTTTTCCCAAACTGTCGAGCGTCAGGTCATCCAGGGCAACGTCTCGAACAATGGTATGTCCACCGTCCGCTTCGAGCGGAAGGGTGACATGCTTGGCTATGTCTACCTCATGCCCATCAAGGGTGATGGTTCCGCCGCCAATGCCTTCACTGATTGGACCACTGTGGTCTCCAAGGTTGAGCTCCTTGTGGGTGGGCAGGTTGTGGATGACCAGGATTCGACCTACTCCACACTCATCGCCCCCACACTCTCAGCGTACTCTTCTTCCAAGTCGGTCGCCGCCGGTCTCTACGATGGTACCAGCTCTGTCAAGTTCTACCCCCTCCGTTTCTCCTTTTGTGAGAACTGGCAGTCGGCGCTTCCCCTCATTTCGCTCCAGTACCACGATGTTGAGCTTCGTATCACGTGGGGTTCCGAAGCCGCTGCGAGCAAGTGGGAGGTCTATGCGAACTACGCCTACCTGGATACCCAGGAACGTGAGATGTTCGCCTCCCAGCCCCAGAACATGATCATGACCCAAGTTCAGAAGGCGGTGGCCTCCAACTCCAAAATTCAGGAGCTGAACTTCAACCACCCCGTCAAGTACCTCGCCGCGGGTGATGCGTCGGCCGTCACGATGTTGAGCACCGCCGGTAACAAACTCAAGCTCCAGATTAACGGCACAGATGTGGCTGACTACAAGTTTGCCGACCCCAACTTCACCACTGTACCCCTCTACTACCACACCTCCCACGCGAACGATTCCCGTGGTACCAAGCTCTTCTTCTACCCCTTCTGCCTCGAGTCTGGTAAGCTCCAGCCCACCGGCAGTCTGAACTTCTCCCGTCTTGATTCGGCCCGTATCGTGAACGATACCGCCAACTGTGACAAGGACATCTACGCGGTCAATTACAATGTGCTCCGCATTGAGAATGGTATGGGTGGTCTTTTATATTCTAACTAATTAATAACTATGATCTGGAAGATTGTCTTCCTCCTCGCCATCGTTTTTGTATTGACGTACGATCCCAAGTCCAGGACACTCGAAAAATTTGTCGGTCAGCCCACGCCACCGACTCAAAAATCCTGTGAAAATACGCATTACGAAGCCGTCCAATTTGCCCAGTCGCCCTATGATTGTCCTCCCCCAGGGAGAACTATCATGGGTGCAATTGCTTAAAAAGAAAAGGATATACATACTTATATGATTCCCGTAAATCGTGATACTCTCATGCTAATTGCCACGATCGTGTGTGCCCTAGGCATCATCTTCCTATTCAGAGAACTTAACAAGACTAAGGATGAGATGAACTCCTTCAAGACCTTTTCATCACAGATTGTAAAGCATCTCAGTGCCCCCTCTGAGCAGAAGCCCTCTACAGAACCAGAACCAGAACCAGAGACTGAAGTTCAAAAGGAGGAAAAGTAGATGAATAAACTTGTACCTCTATTATAACTTGCGAATGCGCAATGAAAAAGTACAAAGCGATCGCAGTACCGGTTAGTTTTGCGGATGGGAAACCGAGGTTTCTCACGGTTAGGGATTATCGATTCAAGGATTGGATTTTTGTCACTGGTGGATGCAGGCGGAGAGAGATTTTAAATCCCCTTAGGTGTGCCCTCAGGGAATTGGAAGAAGAGACCCGTGGTGTCGTTTCCCTAAAGAATGGTGAATACACCGAATTTAAATTTACTGTCAAGGAGAGTTCCACGGTGGATCTCGAATACAATGTCTTTATATTCTTCGTGGATTATCCAAGGTCTGTTCAACATGCACAGGTTAAGAAATTTTACGAAGAGAAGCACAAGACAAATCTAAAAAAGTTTTTAAAACAACCAATTAGGAAGACGTATGATGAAAATGACTATATGAGTTATGACACGTTGGATGAATTTAACACACGTAAGAGGTGGAAACTTATCATAGATAACGTGATCAATAATCCACAATTCTACGCCTGTATAAGTTCTTTCAATAGAAAAACCTTCTCTATAAAATAATGAAGTCTAAGGCTTATATATTGATGCAAATCTCTGAACTTTTAGAAAAGAATCGGGGTCTCTGTGAGGAAGAGGTCACCCAGTGGATTGAAGAAAATGAAAGTAAAACAGTGTATGAACTTTTAACTATAAAAAAGGAACTTTCCCAGGGAAAGGAGTTTCAAGATGTTTCTTGTATGAGGTGGTTTAGAGAATAGGGTCTCTACGTAGGTATGTTTAAGAGTTGGTGTGCAGCTCAAAATTTTAACAATGCAACCAATCTATCACATGTGCTCATGGACGGTGGTGTCCTCTCCGTGCCATTTGATAAATTGAACGACTTTCATGAAAAGTACGTTGAGGCGGTAAAGTCTGGGGAGAGACTCTACGTTGTCGAACAGAAGAGTGTGAAGTACAACTTTTTCGTCGATATCGACTACAAGGATGACACCCCCTTGGATCTGGAGGATGTCAAGAACATCTGTAAGGTTATATGTGAAGAAGTCAAAGCCCATGGCGGTCGAGAGTGTCTCATCTCCGTTTCACCCCCAAAGCAGTGTGGGGATCTCATAAAGACGGGTGTCCATCTCAATTGGAAGGGGTTTGTGGTGGATCAGGATTCGGCAGTCGCCCTGAGGGAACACATCCTCGTGGCACTTTCGGGAATTGAACACAGGACGAGAGACTGGAATGATATCATAGATGCCGCCGTATATGGGAACGTTTCACGGAAGACGAAGGGGAGTGGTTTCCGTATGCCATGGTCCTATAAAAAGGCGAAGCATGCAGCGTGTGACGGTCAGGGGTGCTCTGAATGTGAAAAGGGGAAGGTGGATCAACTTGCATACCTCCCCCTCTTCGTGTATCACCCGGGTCCCCCACTGAGTGCTATTTTACAGATTGGACAGGAACCGACGTTGGAAATTCTCGAAATGTCCATCGTGCGAACCAACGCACCCCAGGTAATTCACGTGGAACCCCCATCAGTGAAAGTCAAAGAGGGATCCTTCACTACTTCACAGACTAAGGATGAAGTTCGAGACGACGCATTGAGGGGTATGATTGAGAATTTCGTTCGAACAAATATGGAGGGGCAGTCGAATGCATATATACCCAAACTTTTCAAGAAGAAGAATACCTACCTTGTCCAGACAACTTCAAAATATTGTGAAAATCTCAAGAGAGAGCATGGATCCAATCATGTGTGGTTCATCGTGAGCGGAAAAGAAATTATCCAAAAGTGTTTCTGTCTATGTGAGACACTCAGGGGACGCCGTGATGGGTTTTGTAAAGACTTTTGTGGTCGGAGATATCGACTGACACCCGACATCGTCCAGCGTTTGTACCCCAATAAGGAGGACATTGAGAAGTGTCCAGAAATTAAAACGAGGGTTGTCAAACCAGGGGTAAAGTGTGGTGACGTTAAGAAACCCCTCGAAGTATTCATCAAGACGTACATGACTGATTCAAACGACTTGCAGCTTTTGGACATTACCAAAAAGGGGAACATCTTTCTAGCATTGACAAATTCCAGATACTGTGAAATGATTGGTGGAATGCACGAAAATGCTGTCATGTCGTACGAGATAAAAAAGTATACCGATATTAAGCAGTTGTGCCCCGTATGTAAAAAAAATACGACCAGAACACACCGTTTAACCCATAATGTTATAAAGATACTTAAACAGTAATGCCTATAATGTTCTAATGATTCCCAGACGCTCAGGACGAAAGACGAAGAAACCAGAAATATTTCAACCTACGGAAAAGGATCTTGTAGATGATTTCTCACCAGATGATCACGACACCGATTTTGATTCAGACATCGACACAGAGGAGGAGTGTTATTCTGATGAAAGTGATTTGGATGATGACAGCGACGCGGATGAGGATGGAAATCTAAAAGGTTTCATCGTGGATGACGAGAGTGAGTCAGAAGATGCTTAAAAAAAACAGGGACTATATTAGAAAATGGAAACTGATATAGGCAATCCCATCGAGTACAATCCAACTATGGATCCTTTAAATAACGAAAAAAATGAAGAACCTGTACAGGATGAGCAACCATATTTTATGGAGTATCCTATGCAGCCACCAATGATGTCCCAACCACCTGAAAAAAAGTTTGATTTATTTGAAAATGTAGAGAAATCTACATGGATCATAGCCTTTGCGGTCTTCCTTTTAGGCTTTTTCATGGGGAAAACCATGCAGCCAGTGATCCTCAGGTACACTTGAGTATGGCACAAATGTACCAATATCTCCATAGATGGGTTTGATTTTCCCTGTGGCATCTAACTTTATAAGTTGAAATGGATATCTGGGATTTATGAACGCATCGTCGGTATCCTCTATAAATCCAGCACTCGTACTAACAGTTTCCGTTTCCGTTTCTGTTTTGTTTTGTAATTCAATAGTCGGATTATAAAACAAAATAAAAAAAGCACTTACCAAAATTATCGTAACAATAATCTTGATCATTTGTTTATTGTATGATGATATTATTTACGCAGATGAAACCTCTGGCTCACCCTCCTCCTTAACCTCCTCGAGCTTTCCGTCTGTGGAAGCTTCAGCCTCCGCCTCTCGCTGCTTGCGTCGTTCCTCAATCTCGTTGGCGACGATGGTGTCAGCCTCCTTGACGAGATCCTCCATCTGGGCGTCTGGCTTTTCCTTCTTGAGACGCTCCAAAACCTCTGCTGGGTGGGAGATGGGGGCTTCATCGGGCTTGGTGTAAAACTTCGAGTTTTCATCCCCAGCGACGTAGTGATTGGTACCCGCTGTCATCGCCGACTTACGCTCCTGGAACATACGAGCAGCCTGTGCCTGGTTCTCCTTGTAACCAGACATGATTTCCTCGAGCTTCTCGTTGGTGTAATGGACGTCCTCAATCTTGGTGGGATCTGGGGGAATTAGGAGCCACTTGTACATATCAACCACGTAGATGTCAAAGGTGGGGTCCTCCTTCTGAAGACGCTTGGCGTGGTTGGCAGCCTCATCGCGTGTAGCAAACGCACCACGAATCTTGATACCAAACTTGTCATTCCTTTGGGGAGCCTCGGGTCCAATGATCGAGAGGCATGCGAAGATCTGACCGGGAACGGTGGTGTAATCTGTTTCAAGAGACATTATACAAATAGTATGTGTTAAAACTTTAAGCTCGTAAGTAAGTTACTTAAAACTATGAAACATTCTAAAACCATGACCAAGTATACATATCTAGAGTTACTGTGGCTTACACGTGACACGAAGACTATATATTCACTCTTACAGAGGACTCTAACTTCTCACGTATTTACTTTCAACTTGGGGGATGTTGATGGTCGGCGAAATAGTATGAAGGATGAAGAAATTATCTCCGACTATCTAATTCAAAGACACCCGGGTATGTTTATAAAAGGGAGATCACGAGACCTCGGTGATGTCTGGATGGGTGATTTACCAATCAACATCAAAGTTGTGGAGGATCGACCCACCCAAGCGAATAATCTGGTTGGGTCGGCACACTTTGTTAAATATGTTTTTGGTGACCCGACATGTACAAACAACGTAGAGATTGCCAAGACTTTGATCAATACACCCGCCGATCGTGAATTGAAAAACTATGGGTTGATCATCGTTGCGAAAAATTCACAACGTGTTTGGGTTGGTAACTTTGATCAAATTCCAGAACAACACATCAAGGTTAATCCATCGAATGGACTTCAGATTACATGGCCAAACGGACACGTCGAGAGAACAAACCAGGAATATCGGGATCTCATGGAATACAAGATGGTCGAGCTCATGAAAAAGTGGGCGGAGCCGCTTAAAGTTTATGAAACTTTAAAAACTAATGAGCAAGGAACTGGGACAGTTCTTTACAATTAATGAAGGACTTCAACAGTATGTGTTTGACAATGTGGAGCACCTGGATGCTCCCCTTCTCGAGCCGTCCTTTGGGGCTGGGCATCTCCTTAAAAAATTCAAGGAACGTGACGACAAATACCCAATGAAATGTTTTGAAATTGATTCAACAATTAAACCATGTCTGGATTTAAATGAAAACCAAGAAATCCTATATGGTGATTTTATGAAGTACCCATTCCACGATGAAAAGTTTAAGACTATTATTGGGAATCCACCATATGTTAAGCAGTCTAATGGAAATTTATATCTTCATTTCATTAAAAAGTGCTACGAACTTTTGGATGATGATGGGGAATTGATATTTATCGTTCCATCGGACTTTATTAAATTGACGAGTGCTTCGACGATCATATCTGAAATGGTTGAACATGGGTCATTTACCCATTTTCTATTCCCACACGACGAGAAACTGTTCGATTCGGCGAGTGTGGATGTGGTAGTTTTTAGGTACAGAAAGGGTGTATTCACACAGAAGGTAGATGTAAATGATACTTTGAAATTTTGCAATACAATCGATGGTATCGTGACATTTAGTGATGAACCTATGTATGGTGATGTCGTGTCGAACGTGTTCAATGTGTATGTTGGTCTTGTTTCTGGAAAAGATGGAGTGTATAAAGTTCCCTTTGGGAATATGGATATCCTCGTAGATGAAGAGAAAGTGGAAAAATTCATTTTTGCAGATACTTTTCCAACAGGTCAGATACAGATTGATGAACACCTCTTGAAAAATAAAACACACCTGATGAATCGAAAAATTAAAACGTTTAACGAGACGAACTGGTTCGAGTGGGGTGCTCCGAGAAACATCAAAATGATTGAAGAAAAGGAAGGTCACCCGTGTATATATGTGAAAAATCTCACGAGGGATGAAAAGATTGCATTTGGGGGTACGGTTGGGTACTTCGGTGGCAAGCTTTTGTGTCTTGTGCCACACGTGGAAGTAGATTTGGATGATATTCTTCAATTTCTCAATGGCTGTGAGTTTAGGAAAAATTACATGTACGCTGGTCGATTCAAGATTGGGCAACGACAATTGGCAAATGCAATCCTAAGTGATTTAAAAAGGTGATAAAAGTATGGACTATGGAAGTGATCCGAAAAAATCACAACGAGGCTAAGAGGTTGTTGATCCAGTCTGTTGCGCAGAAGGGACAGCACATCTTGGATGTGGGTTGTGGTTTTGGTGGGGATCTTCAAAAATGGCACAAATGTGGGGTGAATATAAATATGTGTGATCCGGAGCCTTCAGCTTTGGTGGAGGCCAAGTCTCGTGCGAAGAATATGCACATGAGGGTGAATTTTTATGACGGTGACATACACAATTGTCCAAATAGGAAATTTGAGGTGGTGTGCTTTAACTTTTCGCTTCACTATATATTTGCTTCAAAGGCGCTTTTCATGAGTTCCCTAAGGGAAATCAAAAAGCGCACGAAGCCCGGTGGTCACCTAATCGGCATCATCCCAGATTCGGAAAAGATCATATTTAGAACACCGTTAGTTGATGAGATGGGGAACTTTTTTAAACTGGAAAAGCACGGGAATGGGGATTTTGGTGAAAAATTGTTTGTACATTTGACGGACACACCATACTACGCAGACGGACCAAAGTCAGAGCCTGTAGCCTATAAGGATTATCTTGTGACTACTCTGGAAGACATGGGGTTTAGGTTACAATTGTGGGAGGGTCTAGGTGGGAACCCAATCTCAGAATTGTATAGTAAATTTATCTTTGTCTATAACAAATGATAGCATTTTTTCTATTGATAGTCATAAACCTCTTTATACTCCGTGAAACCCGCGAGCCCCAAAGACTCAAGGAAGTCAAAGAGAAATACCGTATCCTCAGGGAACACCTATACGAGACGAACAATGAAAAGTATTCTATGATCGTACGAGCTATCCCAATCACGGGTATTCTACGTATGAATGGTGCTGTTGGATACAATACAAATAAGGGTGGTGAAATTGCTATATGTCTTGATGGTGAGTCCAATGAGATTTTTCACGTTCTCATACACGAGTTGGCACACTGCACGGTCAAGGAGTATGAACACTCCCCTCAATTTTGGGAAAATTACATAGAACTTCGGGACATGTCTGTGGATCTTGGCATCTACGAGAAGATCCCCATCAGAACAGAATTTTGTGGGGAACACATCCAGGATAAATAATATTCTGCACGTACAGTAAATGAAGACACCACTTAACGTATTGTTTATGGTGATAGCATATTGGATAGCTATATTCTCGGTCATGACCGTTCCCAAATTTATCGACAACTACACGTTTAATCTCATTTGGCTCACTATGGTTATACCAAATGTGTTGCGTGTGATTGTCGGTAACATTCCCCGCCTCGCCGTCGATCGCGGTTTTTTCTTTTCAGCCACGGTTGTTTCTTTGATTCTCACCTACCTGGCAAACAAGATATGGACACAAACAGCGGATTCTATAAAGACCTATGAGGGTGACAAGAGAAAGGCGTTTGACCTTACGATGTTACTCTCAGCGACTTTTGCTATGGGAGCTATAATTACTTACTTTGCTGGTATAGATAAATCAATCTACAGTAATATGGGCTGGGAAACAGTTAATTAGGGTTTAACGATGTAATCCTTGGTCATGTAGAAGGCAATCGCCGATACGATACCAGTAGTAGCAAGACCAACCATACTTCTACCCCCTTGTTCGTTAAGGAACTTGGGGATAGAGGTCGCCAGACGGTCCTGGACGGGCTTGCTCACTGCAATGGCGGTGCATGCTGCGACGACGAGGGCGGTGAGCTGCTCATCGGTGAGGTTGAAGGGGTTTTTCTTCTCGGGTTGCGCGGCTGGGGCGGGGGCGACATAGGCACCCTGGGGTTGTGGGGCAGTCATTTGGGGCATCATACCCTGCATCCTGGGCTCGTCGGTCATTGTTGGGGGTTCCATCATAATATCATTAATGGGGGTAGAATCCATCGTTGTCTCTTTACTTTGGTTCATATTTTTTTCAGGTGTAAAAGCCACAGATGGATTATCGTTGAGGGGGACCATTCCCTCACCATCATCCGACAAATTCATGGTATTCACTTGGGGGGAAGCCATTTAATAGTCCCGTACTTTTTCTTCGACGCCGACCGACGCAATTATCTGGTTTTTGTAATCTTGAGATTCGTCTTCTTTGTCGCCTTCTTGGCATCATCCTCCTTCTGCTGTAGATGTTTGGGATTGTACATCTTCTTGTGGAGTCTCCATAGATCTGGACCACCAACCCTGAAGTTTTTCCTGACGGTCGCCTTGTACCAGAACACACAATCTTGAATCTTGTTAGACTTTACCGTATTGTCTAACACGAGACACTCATAGTTTTCTGTGCAGGCGTCCATCACTTTACAGAACATGTCGAAGGAGGGGAAGATCCCAAAGAAGGATTTGTACAACTTTTCTCTATTCTGGATGATATTCTCTCTGAGGATGAAGACGTAATCAACATTAGCTCGAAGTGCGGGTGGAAGGTCCATGACGTACTGCATGGTGAGCATGAAGAAGATCTTCCAGTGCCTCCCGTTCATGAAACACTGTCGAATGCACGTATCCTTGAGGAACTTTGAGTCATACATACAGTCATCCAGGAGCATGAAGGCTCCGCAGTTTTCTTTTCCTGCACCCACCAATTTTCTCTGCCTCGCCATGACCCTTTCTATCGCGTCTCTGTCATAGTCACCATAGATGAAGAGGTCTGGAATAAATTCAGAGTAAAAATGGTTACCTTCCTCTGTCCCCGAGAGGACGATACCGGCTGGAAGATGCTTCTTGTGGAACATTATGTCTTTCACGAGGGTGGATTTACCTGTATTTCGCTTACCGATGAATACACAAACTTTATCGTCGGCTATTCCCTCTGGTTTGAATTTCCTCAACTGGAGATTCATTCTATTGTAGTGTCTCGTTTTATTTAGCAAAATTTTACTCATATAGAGTAGGAATGGCTGGCCGTCTGAGGCTCGCTGCCACTGGGATACAAGACGAGTGGCTCACAGGTGAGCCACAATTTTCGTACTTTCTGATGAATTACAAGAGACACACTAAATTTTCATTCGACTTTGTGGAGAGTCAGTTTGATGGGAACATCGACTTTGGGCAGGTAATCGAATGTAGAGTTCCAAATGATAAAGGTGATCTCATCAGAGATATGACGTTGAAGATAACTCTCTCCGACCCCCAACCGGATGATGGTGGTGAAAACGATATGGTCTGGTCACCATCAATAATAACTCATCTCATCGAGTACGCCGAACTTCTCATCGGAGGACAACTCATCGAGAGAATCACAGGCGAATACATTTACATGCACCAACAACTTCATAACACAATTGATGATATTAATCAGACGATGTATTTCCTGAATGGTCACGGAAACTATCTGAGCTACTCGGGTGAATATACATATTTCCTGTGTCTTCCATTTTATTTTTACCGGAATCCTTCCTTGGCTATACCTACATGCGCTCTGACAAAACAACTCGTCGAGGTGAGAGTCAAAACGAGACCCCTCAATGAACTTGTGAGAAATCTCGGAGCACCAGATGCAGGTGGTATTTCAGATGTCACAGCTTCGATCACGAAGTTTTCGATGGATACAGAGTTTGTATATGTCACACCAGAGGAGAGGGGGTACCTCATGTCCAGACCCCTGGACTATGTCATCACACAGGTGCAGTTGTCCAAGTTTAAGATGAAAGCTGGTGAAAACAAAAAGTCTGTGATGCTCAACTTCCATCACCCCGTCAAAGAAATCTTCTTCGTTTCTCAAAATAAAGTGGCTTCTTCAAACAATATACCAAATTACTATAATGAAATCGTAAATGTCGAACTACGATTCAACAATGAAATCGTTTTCAGCAGGGATGGACTCTTTCTTTGTTACGAACAACCGCTCAAATACCATATAAATTCTCCATCGGCGCTCACTTTCACGACCGAAACGTTTAACGGTTTGAATCCTCGCCTGGGTCCATCTAAATTCGGTATGTACTCATTTTCTCTCAATCCTGCGGTACCTTATCCAACCGGTCAGGTGAATATGAGTCGCATATCTCATAAACTTTTTACAATTGAAATTAACCCAATCGAAACTGTATCTGAAAACGATACACGTGTATATGCACTGAATTACAATGTATTGAGGATTGAGAGTGGTTTAGCTGGATTAAAATTTTAGATGGATATAGTAGTAATGGCTGGACAAGTCCAACTCTTGGCTTCTGGTCCCCAAGAGAGATTTTTCACATTAGATCCAGACTACAGTTTTTTTGTGGAAAGTTTCAAAAAACACTCAAATTTTTCTACAGAATTTATTGATATAGATCCAGAAAATGAAGCTAATTTTGGAAAGATTGTACGATTCAAAATTCCCCAAAATCAAGGTGATCTTCTCAAGACGTTGAGTGTAAGGATGACCCTTCCCGAAATTATAGTCACGAGCACGACGATGTACATCGAATCAGTTGCACATGCAATTATAGAATACGTAGATCTCATCGTGGGTGGTGAGGTTGTTCAGCGATTGACAAGTGACTATCTCCAAATTTATTCGGAGCATAATGTCACCCAAACCAAACAAAGCGCCCTCGAACAACTTGTGGGTAAGTACCCACTTCAAACGTCAGACAAAAGAGTTGGTGAGGTGGTTAGTAACTCCGGTATCGTAATCAATGGTACATTGGGATTGGATTCTGACGAAAGTTTCTTTGTCGATCTTCCATTTTATTTTTATGGAAATCCCAAACTTGCAGTGCCCCTGTGTGCTATTAACAAACAGGAAGTTGAAATCGAGTTTAAACTGAGACACGCACAGGAACTGGTCATTAAAGGTGATGGAAGCTACAACACTTTACAGGAAACTCTCAATCTGAAAAAGTTTCAACTCTGCACAGAAGTTGTCTTCTTAGATTGTGTAGAACGTATTAAGATTGAAAATACACCCACAGACTACCTGATCACGCAGCTTCAACAGAATGTCTTTAATGTTGGTGTTGGTGTAAATTCTGGAAAATTCAAGTTGGACTTTACAAACCCAATCAAGGAACTCTACTTCGTTATCCAGAGACAGGGAAGTAATGTAAATGTAGAGGCAGACACCACACTACAGGGGAACTTTGTCACCATCTTCGATTACGACAACACGTCAAATGTACAGGATGGAAAGTTCATCCTCTATGAAAATCTTGATTACTTGACACTCACCCTTGATGATCAGGACATCATCACAGAAGATACAGGGACCGTCACTTTCCTCAAAGCTATACAGGGGGGAATTCACCACTCAAAGACTCAATTGATTAGGAGATTTTATTCGTATAGTTTCGCTCTCCAACCAGAGGAATGGTATCCCACCGGGCAAATTAATTTCAGTCTCGTAAAAGATCAAATTTTAAACCTAAGTCTCACCGCATGTCCATTTTTTAAAAGACAAATTCGAGTCTACGCCCTAAGCTACAACACATTCCGTGTAAGTGAGGGAATTGGCAAAACTCTTTTTAAAATTAAACATTAAAATGAACATGCAAACCGGATTCGGTGGTGATGGTTCTGCCATGGCAGAACAATACATGAACTCCATGATTGACATTATGATGCCTGTGATGGAAAACAGTGTCGTTTTAGCGGCCGAATATTCCAAAGCTTGTGGGAGGAACATTATACTCCCAGAGGACATGGAATATGCGACTAAGTACTGTGCGATGAATACAGTGGGTCAAAATGTTGGAAGTTTGTTTCCTGAAATTTATGACGAGGACGAGGACGAGGACGAGGACGAGGACGAGGACGATATCGAAGAAGTTCCAGAAGAGGATTGCCCACCTTTTGAAAGATATTCGGGGGACCAGGAAAAATTCATCCTCATGAATCAAGCTCATGACCAATGGGAGAGTTGGGTGCCACAAAATCCGGCAGAAGAGATGTTAAAAAATGCTATTAATAGTAATGGGCACCTCTGAACCCGAAGGATGGTCTTTTTCAAATACTAAATTCAAAATATATGAATCAGGATCCAGTTCTAGTGAAGATTCTTCAGATGATGAAGAATTATTTTCGAAAATGAAAACAATAAAAAAGAAAAAATTCAAAAAAGTCGTAGAAAAGCAGGAGCTGTTACCTGAATAATTTTCTCAGGATAAACTATATACAATGTCCGCCGTTTCCTCTGCTATCAAGACTGTCGATCTCGTGACCCAAGAGCTTCAGACCCAGACCCTCAACTCCATCGTTGGTGGCTTCTCCTTCGCGGCGGCCATGTCTTGGATGGATTTCATCCGTTGGTCGATTACCCAACTCATTAAGGTCCCCAAGAATGGTGGTACCCAGTACGCGCTCATCGCCATTCTCACCTCCCTCCTCTCTGTGATTGTCTATCTCGTGATCTCGAACATCAATGGTCGTGTCCAGAAGCCAGTGCAGCCAGTCTATGCGATCACTCGGTAATTTTCCTTCGATACCCTCGACGCCCACCTTTCATGAAAAATATGAGGAGGAGTCCAAATATAACGATCAATACAATGTAGGTGTATTCTCTTTTCCATCTATAAACATTCTTCACCTCAGGAATGCTTATAGATTCTTCCTCTATAGTCTCGATTGGGACTTTTGATAGTCCCTCTAATTTATCGGTGGAACAGGTAATTTCAAATTTCAGTACATGATCTTGATTTCTAAAATCATATGGAATGAGACGACCGTGACTCATGTAGAAAAATTCAACGCGAATATCTTGTACAAATTTTTTGGGTCCAGAATGGAAATGGTGGATCACTAGATCATCTGCACCGTTAAAGTTTATAAAGTCTGAACCATCCATAAGAATGTGACCCGTGTAAAACGGGGTTGATGAATATACATCTTGACTAAACTCATCCGATCCGGAAGTTAATTTTAGAACCAATGAGTTGGGACCATGGAGATTGATGAACCCAGATGTAATTTCACCATTTGCATTTGAACTAAAGTCTTGAGAACTAAAGCCCATGAGTTGATGCGGTGTCGTCATAAGGGATGAGGCACTTTGATATCCATTTGTTCCTGAATGAAACTCGAATGTAAAGGCGTTGGATGTTCCCACGTTTGAAAAGTTCAAACTCTGAGTTTCTTCGTCATACACAACTAAACTTACATTGGAATCTGGTGGTGCGAGGAGTGTTTCAAGATCTTCAGCCAGGACGTAACCATTCGCGTAGTTTGTTTCATTGAGTGTGAAAACATTTCCATCGACACTAAATGTCTTATTGGTAGCACACGATGTCAGCTGAGGTGTAGGAATCCTCGCAGAGACCAGTTTAAATTGGGACACGTCATAAATTGGGTTCTCTAATGTAACAACGTAGTTGTTCGCATGTGAATATACATTCGTAAGACGCTCACTACTATCAATCGAGAGGTTATACACCTTCATTAAAATACAGGCACAATATTTTAATGAATGTTTTTGTCTAATATCTAAATACTTACTGGTAGATTCCATGAGCGAGGGGGTTGTTCTGGAGCTGGCGCTTGGCGATATCCAAATCACACGCATTTGGATTTGCGTTACCCTTGTAGGCGTTGAATTGGTGGATTGGCTTCTGCTGGTATTGTTGGGTCCAACCACCGTTGGCAGCATTTACACGACCATCGATGCGAGTCGTATCTGATCGAACCGAAGTGAGGCGACCACCCTGTTTGAGGGCACTCTCACGGACATTCATACGACCCGCGTTACCCATCCTGTTGGGCTTACCACGACGATCTTCGGGACGGAAACCATACTTCATGAGCTCCTCGTTGGTCTTCGCAGTCACCTTGGCAGCGGCACCATTCGTGTAAGCGCCTTGGAAATTTGTAATACCCGGTGCAGGTTGGTTGTAGTAGTTGTACTGGGAATCGTTGCGGTCACTCTTAAACCGTGTAGGATCTTGAGACATTGTCTGAGCGGAAACGAAACGCTTGGCGCCATTGAAACCAAGTCCATCTGTGCGGAGACCAGTTTCCGATCGGTTTGTCGTGCGCTTAGTTCTCTCATGTTCGTTACGTGGGACCACACCCGACATACCTTGGGCACGCCCCGGCATTGTAGGCAGACGGGAAGGGAGGAATGAAGTTGTTTCTGGTTTGTTGTGGGTAAGTTCTCCGACGACGGCTGATCGACCACCAGTGATGTCAGCAGCTGGACCAGATCGTCCAGGGAGTGTAGTCAATCTGTACTCACCAACATTCACAGGATTCACTCTGAACATTTGCTGATACCCACCAACGGCTGGGGTATCTGCACTTACACCGAGACCTGGTCCGACAAGTTGTTTCTCTACAGGTGAGAGGTTATTCATTCGACCCTGGTCGTACATACGGTTTCGCATGTTTAGTATTTCCTGACCACCACTTCGTTGTTGTATGGAGATGTCGGCGAAACTCTCCATCTCCCTTTTTTGAGGTACTCCGTTCATAGGACTAAATTCATTATTTTGGACTTCTACTATGGGACCTTTGGCTACCGTTTGTTGGACCTCCTCCACGGGTGGTGGTGGTGAAACAGACTTAGTACTCAAAGTTCGACCAGCGTATATTAAACCGGCAACAGCCATGAGCGAAATGGGATCAGCCATTCTTACTTCTTGCCGACATTTTTATTAGCGTACCTCTGCTGAAAAAGACCATTTTGGAGATCGGCACGGGTGCTCGCGGGTTCATACCTCATGGTACGGAGGGGAACTTTACATTCCATGTTGGACAGGGGGAACAGACGGCGCTCGTAGGTTTGGACGATGTTCTTGTTGAATCGGGATGTGGATTGTGGGCGAAGTTGGTCACTCGTGTCGATGTACTGGGCTGGGGAGCCCTTACCCGCCATGTAGGGGGCGGTACCATAGAGCATGGTGTTGGGACGGCAGTCGCCACAGTTCGTACTACTGGGCTGGGGATATACGAAAATTTCATCAGTCGCCTTAACAGCGGGGAGAGCACCCGAATTTTGAACTATCGAAAGGCCAGGTTGGAGCTGATATGCCATTTTATTATTACATAAGAATTTTAATCTACTCTACCTCGCAAACATACCCGACCGCTTGTCTCCATTTGATCCCAATCCCGCGAATGCCTCGAGCTGGACCCCTCTCGCGTTTGGATCACAATATCTACTGTCACTCCTGCACATGGGTCCATTCTTGGGACCATATAACCATTCCGCAAACTGCGTTTGATCACCTGGGATTTTCGACACTGGGTTGGTGACAAACTGACGATTTACCGCATTTTGCATATACTTGGGGAGGGGGGAACGCGAGCGCCCACTATCCATGGGGATCCTACTACTCGCGTTTGATTTCACAGTGGAATAATAACACGCCTCCAATCTGTTTGGGGCATCGGTAAAGTCAGTGATGAGAACGTTACCCATTGGGTTTTCCTCGGTTGGCATCTGACACGGGACCTCACCATCCACTGTATAACTCGCCGTGTTCATTACCATCTTAGACTTATAAAGAACATACACAACTGAAAGAACGGTCGCACCTAACACGAAAATCCTGGGGTCCCTGCGAATAAGGTAAATCAGACAACTCGCATAAATGATAAAACGAGAAGCAGCGTTGATGCGATCTTCTGGTGTTTGATCACTGGTTGGCCAAAACTCGGAAACCTTATCAGCCCTGATGAGTTGTTGGGGATCCTCAAACCAAACTTTCATTTAGTATAGGTGGAGGTTTATTTTTTAGGGAGACTACCAAGCATGTTCCCCATCATTTTCATAAGTGCATCCTGGTTAAGTTCCCCCCCATCACCATCCTGCATCTTGTCAGCGCATTCCTTCGCGATACCCTCAATCATCTTCAGCGTGTCGTCTGGGATTGAGGTAATCGTAGTGCCAAGCATATACAGAGTCTGGAGATACTGCCATGTCGCAGCCTTCGTATTGACTGACATCCTCTCCCAGTATGACTTAATGTTGAGGTCCTTTAGGAAATCAATTGTATTCATCTCGTTGAGAAGAAAGTTGTCATCCTTCGCGGAAATCTTATCGGCGTAGGGAGAAACACCCTTCATGAAACCATCAACAACGAGGCGTGGGTTGGTCGTCTTCAGTAGGTCGAAGGAAGTCATCATTTTTTTAATGCCTTTTTCATCTGGAAAAGTCTTGTGCAATTCCACAAGAAATTGACCCATCATATCGTTAAACGCAGTAACGGATGCCATTTTCTTATTCTATTCGTGTAATCTTTAAGTTTAGAAAGGTTCTGAGGAAATAGATTCTTTTTGTCCAATACCACCAGATACTATGGCAAACACGAGAATCGCATTGAGAACGGCGGGCTTGGTGTATTTATTGAGTTCCAACTTACCTTCATTATTGAGGTGAGCCTTCAAATGAATATATGTCGCGGTAAGACCCGCCGCGATGAGAGCAGCACTCACGGGGTCTCGAAGATAGTCAGAGAGTTCCATTTAATTATAGGCAACTTTTTTTGTACGCTGCTCTGGTGCATCCCCAAAGAAAACATCATCCGCGACATCTTCGCCTGGCTGTTCCGGTTCGGGGTTCGGGGCTTGAACACCTGGGACGGTTTTGAATTCATTCTCGAGACCAGTTGGTTCAGGCTCTGGTCCCAGCTCTGGCTCTGGCTCTGGCTCTGGCTCTGGCTCTGGTTCCAGCTCTGGTCCCAGCTCTGGCTCTGGGAAGGGATCTTCCTCACCTTCGAGCACATCGGGATCAATGCCATCCTGAATATCACCATCGAGGGAGATGTCTCTCGTTTCTTGGGACATGTAGGTCTGGAGAATCTGCTGTACGGGGATGAGCTCCTTGACT